GATGTCTAGTGGAATCTAATAAGGCTTGATTAGCTAGTCTTTCTTCGTTCATAGCCCCTGCCCACTCATCCCACAATTTCATACTACCTTCAGTACTGCCATCGCCAAAGACGTCAATCAAACCACTCTCTTTGGAGAACTGTGCTAATCTCTTTTTGCCCCACGATGCGACTTCCGCATCCGGATGTCTTCCAGCAAAAGCAACAGAACCGTGCGGTACTCCAAACCTATCGGCCTCTATATTAGTAAGCCTAGCAAAACCTGCTCGTTGCATCATTGCAGGATTATTTCTTTGTACGGCTCCAGAAGCGGCATGTGTTGCCACACCCTTATCATTTTTAAATTTAGCAAACTTTACCATACCGTCATAAGCATTAGTCTTAGAAATAGCGCTAACTTGGAATTCCGTTGCATCATAGGCATATTTCATCTGCCAAGCCATCTTGCTTAGTCCCTCTAGAGCGGCTATCTGAGAGGCTATTCTAAGTGTTCCAGAGTCAATCACTTGGTCAGAACCTCTTACGGAAAGAGTAGCGGCCTCCCAAAGAGATTTATCAGTAAAACCTAATACTCTCTCTAAACCATCAGCAGAGTTTGGATTTATAAATGCTTCTCCTAAATCAATAGAAAGCATGTCAAAAACACCACCCGGATTATATCCTTTAGGTGCTTTACCGCCTCCTTTCATGAATGACTTAAAAACATCTTTATATGCTTTTACATCTGCGTTGAACTTCTCTAGCGCTTCTCCTGTTAGGGTTTCCGGGGGCTTTGCTAGTTCAAACCGCATGTTAGTTCTAGAGTTATCTATACCATCTGAGCCAACATACATGGTAGCTTTAATATAGTTTCTAGTTACACCTAAATCACCTTCAACATGATGTCCCATCATCCTAGCGATTCGTATAGGCTCCCAACCCTCAAGATACATCTCTGTAGCTTTTTGCCTTCTGATATCGTAGGCTTCTATATCACCAAAGAAACCATATCTTGCGTCACCAGTATATTTATTTAAGATATTTGATATAAGCCCACCATCAGACTTACGTTCTCTAGTACCTAACCCCTCAAATGCTCTCTTATCCATTAGTGGGGAAGTACCACCAAACTTACCTATCAATGCTTGTTTATATAGTGTTACTGCTGTTAATGCTTCATTAGCATCTACAGCACCCTGTAATCTAGTCTTACCCGAACCGGCCTCTCCTATAGTAAGCCGTATCATCCCTCTATCTAAGAACCCTTTCTCACCCCACAGGCTTTTCCCTGTTAGCCGCCCTATTTCCCAAGGTCGTGCGCCAGTATTTAACTGTAACTGTATTGCCGCCATCTCACCAAATTCAGATATAGCAGTATCATAATCTCCATCATCCATAGCCTTCTTGCCTGCATCAAAGCGGTCAGCTATAAAGGCTCTAATCTTGTTTCCCCTATTAAGGATAGGATGTAGTTGGTTAGGCATCTTTTGCCCAAGCCTTTCAAATACCCTACTAATAACAGTATCATTACGGATGTTGCCACCCATTCTAACATTATTCAGTCCCCCTTCTAACTGGAACCGGGGCTCTCTCCCAAACATCTCGCCTTCTTGGACTAATGACTTAGAAGATTTCCATAGTTCAGACACTTCCCCAACCTGCTCACTCAATTCTCTAACCTGTTTAAGAGATACCTTAGATATTTCTTTTTGGAATGTCTCTTCAATAACAGGGTCAACCGCCGCACCAGTAGGGTCTTTTAATGGTATTCGTTTAGCCTTTAAGCCAGTAGCTTCTAATCCTACGCCAATACCTTTGCCAGCCGCCCTTATAGGAATTTCCCAAGGGTCTATAATCATTCCGCCTGCTCTTACAGTTTTAGCCAGTAACGAGGCTCTAGTAGACATAGCCCCACCTGCCGCTAAGCCTTTAGCTATAGCGCCTGCACCACCTGTAGCGAGAGCCTGTCCAATACCCACAGCTATCTGCATCTTCAGTGGTCGCTTCTCAAAAGCATCTGCCGCTAAGTCTCCCCTACCTTTCAACTCGGCCCAGAAACCACTTCCCTCAACAACATCCTTTTTAGTAAATAGTGCTTTCCATGCCTCAAATTGTGTACGTTCTGCGGAACCTCTAAGTGGAGACATTTGTGCGTTGCCGAAAGCCATTGAGATTGGGTCAATCGCCGCCTCAACAAGAAGTTCGGCAGGTATGTCTAAGTATTTCAAGGGTTCAAGTTTACTTAATGCTTTCTTCCACCAAGCGTCATCTTTTGGAACTTCGGGATTTTGTAGGTCACCCCCAAGCTGTTGCATGCTAGAACGCATGCTTTCCTGTACTTGTTCGGGAGAGCTATAAGTTCCTTGGTATTGTGGAATAACTCCTTCAACTGGGATAAGATTTTGTGCCCTCTGTATTTCGGCTTCAGTCTGCCCAGCCATAAGTTCTCGCTGACTTATTATATAGCTTTCTTTTTTCTCTCGCTCACCAGCGAATCCTAGCTGACCTCCTACTGGAGCGCCAAGACCGCCAAGCATTCCTCCTAATCCAAATGGGCCTGCCATATTCCCTCCTTAGAGAACACCATACTGAACTTGTTGCGTTTGCGCTGGAGCCGCCCCTTGTACCATCTGCATAAAGGCTGAAGGGCTACCGCCTTGCTCAACAAAGTCAGCAATACTAAATGCTTGTTGCTCAGAGTCCATAGTCTGCCATTGGTTAATGTTAGGTATTGTTGGGCCTACAGCGGCCTGTGGTACATTACCTATAGCAAATCCTAACACAGCTTCTATCTGCCCAAGTAGTCCATGCTTCTTGGCAAACCCCAACTGTACAGGATTAGCTAATAAACCAAACAACATCTGTAAGTTATCTAATTTAGTTTGATTTTGTAATTGACTGGTTTCTGCCATTCTCTGCCTAGTTATAGCTTCTTCAGCAGTATCTATATCGGCAGTAAGCATAGCCTGTCTAAAATCTTCATCTGCCTGCTGTCGTTCTTGCTCACGAAGCTGACTCTCTGTCCTTAACCTAGTGCCTTCTCTAACAGCCTGCTCTGCCCTATCACGAGCCTTATATGCTCCGGTGGTAGCAGAAATCCATTCCTGCGTAGTAGCCGCCATCTCTCGCCCTTCAAATCCGGGGCGCTGTATAAATCTGCCACTAGTACTATCCCACATAATGCCGGGAGGTGCTGGAGGTAATTCCGCCGCCATAGCTGAAGCCGCTTGAGAAAAGTTGCCTTGCACACCCTGTCCTAATGCTTCATTTAAACTAGATACAAAGTTAGTTGCTACTTGCCTAGCCTGTGCTACAACTGTAGGGTCGGTAGCTATTGCTAATGCCTCTCTCTGTTCATCTACAAATCCTTTCTCTGTTGCTAATCTATCTTGTAGCCTTTGTTTCTCAGCGGCAGTTTGTGCAGTTATTTGGGCTGTTGCTTGTGTACCTCCTAATGTCGCTATCTCTTTTTGCATTAGAAGTTGAGCGTTAGCCCTTAACTCTTCACTATCAAGTTGTAACCCCTGCGCCGTAGCATTTGCCTCTATCTGTGCCTCTAGTCTAGCTAGTGCGTCAGCCTGTTCATCTGCTGACAGTGTTACTCTTGCCGCCGCTTGTGCTAGTGCTATTGTCTCTGCCGATTCAATTGCCTCAGTTGCTCTAGCCTCTTCTGACCCAAGACGCTCAGTCAGCATAGTCTGCTCAGCTTCCATCCTAGCATTTACTTGAGCGAGTGCATTCGCTGAGTTCTCAGTACCAATCTCTTTCTGTATTTGTAATGTTGCTAGCCGTTCAGCAATTTGGGCATCTAGTTCCGTCCCTCGCTGGGCGGCCTCTTCAATTATCCTTTGCTTAGATAACTCAATTTGCATTGTTATCTCAGCTTGTCTAGCAATCTCTTGCCTAGTTAATGTTTGCCCTTCTCGCTGAGCCTCTAACTCTATACGTGTCTCAAGAAGTGTTAACTCATTATCAATACCTGTCTTTTCAGCATCTAGCCTAAGTTGCGCAACCGCTTTAGCAGATTCAGCATTAGTATTTGCTATACTTTGTGCTGTAGCCGCTTCAGTAGATATGCCTGTAAGCCTAAGCTGTTCCATTCTCTCTGATATCTCTCTGTCAGCGTCAATTCTATCTTGCTCTATTGCTTGCTGGTTTTTACGTGCAGATATTGCCTCGCTAAATTGCTCTCTGGCAAACGTAGATGTTTGCGTCTGTACAACTACGTAATCACCATACTCCCCTACAATAGTACCCTGCGAGGTCATACGAGTATCGCCCTGCCTCTCACTGGATGGTTGTACTAGTGTTTGCATGCCTGATTGCTCGGTAAGACTATTTGCGTATTGCTGAGCCTCAATAACATGCTGGTTTCGTTGCTGGGCTGTAGCAATATCTTCATACTCACCGGGTCTGATAGTCCCATCTTCATTGAGTTTCTGTACTCTAGTAGTACCCTTCATCTGGGCTTCTTGAATAGCCAATTGCCTATCTTGCAATTGTTTGGATAGAGTCTGGAACTCCTTCCTAATCTCACCAGTAGTAGGATTAACTAATCCTAGTTCATAGGCTTTCGCACTATCAAAGACTATTATACCAGCTTCTAACATCAATTGCTTCTGGGCTAAATCTTTCTCTGCCGTTAACTTAGCTCTCTCAATTCCTTCATATCCATACATAGCCTCAAATTTCTTGTCTTCAAGACCTTCTGCTCCATATAGTGCTTCATACTTCATACCTTCCAACCCATCCGGGCCATACAAAGCCAAATACTCATCTTCAGTTACTTTAACTCGGCGCTCTTCCAAGTCTAACTCAGTGGCCTTCTTCAATAATTCCTTATCAAGTATTTCCATTTCAAACTGATTATTATACCGGCTGGTCAGTAGTTGGTTGGCTCTAGCAAGTTGTGTATAGTAGTTTTGTGCCGTCGCAGTAACATCTCGTTCATTTTCTGGAGATAGTCTTTGAGGCACTTCCATCAAATCGCCACCCTCACTAGGCTGGGCGGCATTATACTCACGTGCCTTCCTTTCCGCCGCTTCATCCCACTCAATAAATATCTGCCCATTAGCACTTTCCCTTACAGTATAGTTCGGGGGTAATTTCATAGCCTTAGAAACCTCTTTCTGTAAGGCTCTAAAGTCACCACCTGTCTTGCTGGTAGTTGCGTTATTCATGAGTTTCGTAAGTTCGTTTGTATTATTCTGCCACTGCATAGGATTATGGAATCCTATTAGCTTTCCATCAGCACCCTGCATCTGTGCCGCTGGTGCGTCTTTTGTAGGTACTGTACTGGGTTCAGCCGCCGCTTCCATTGGTGTGACTTCCTTCCATCCTGTCTCCTCTTTCTTATATTTCATACCACCAGATTCATGTACTGTACCTACTGGCGCACCTTCCCAATCAAATTGCTCATCTACATCCCCTTCTGCAATCAGTTCTGTAGCGCCTTCAACACCACCGGGCTGTGACATTCCTTTTTGGTATTCCGATGCAAGATTGGTCTTTTCGGGGATAGCAGTTACGAAATCAGCAACTGAGCTTACGGCAGATTTTACAAACCCCAGACCGACTCTTCCTTCCAATTGCTCATCTGTAAGCCAGCCTCCAGTTTCCATATATGTTTGTTTGACGCCCCCCGGCCCTAATCTCCTATCATTTTCTTGGGGGTTCTCAGGGTCGCCTTGAGGTGTCCAAGTATTTGCTGGTGGAGTACCTGATGGTGTAGTTGTTGATGGTGTAGTCGTGACTGGACGCATATCTGGCCCAAGGTTTTGTCTTGTAGCCTTATTATATGCGGCTAGTCCTTCGGGAGTAGCAAAACTTTGAACTTCTAAACTCCCTTGTGGGTTTTTCGTTCCTGTATAAGCATATGAATTACCAGTTGCTGGGTCTACCCAGTTTAGGTTCTGGCTACCACCAACATTAGCAGAGTTGTCACCACTACCGTAGTCGCCTATCTTATCTATTCCCATATCTACTTCGGGGTTATAGGCGGAATCCTTCTCCATAGATAAAAGTCTGGACTCCTCAGTTTTTACAGGAGGAAATTGTTGAACATTAGAACCACCTTTCCTATATGCTTCATTTACATCGTCTAGATTTCCATAAGAGTATAATGTTGTAGTATCTTCATCATAATCATCAATCACTTTTTTGTCGCTAGGTACAAACTGTGTTTTCTTACCAGCTTGTACACCTGACCAGCTATGGAAACTACCATCGGAATGGTGATGTTCGCCTTGCCCTAAACTACCCATTATCTATTCCTCAATGCGTCTAGTACTTCCTCATTACCAAGCATTTCTGCCATCCGCAATAATGGCTCGCCACGCATTTTGGCAACTTCTTTTTTCATCTCCTCTGGTGTCATCTTAACATTGCCCGGCCCCAAGGGTACTTTCTGCTGTACTCTATTCATCACTCTCTGTACTATCTTAGCACTCTGTTGTACTGCTCGTCCAGTAATATCTCTTTCCATATTATACCCCTGCGTTAGCCGCACCTTCATTTTCTAGCCCGACTGGTACTCTTCCACCTTCTCCACCACCCATCATAGCTTCCATACCCTGCTCTCGTCCACCAACTGTTTCCGCCGCCGCTCTTGCCCTACCCTGTAATTGTCCAACCAATCCTTCATTAGTTTCTTGAGCCGCCTCTTGCTGTTGCTGGGCTTGCATCTGCGCCATAACTTCCTGCACTAACATCCCACTACCTACCAATTGGTCAATGACCTGCTCAGCCATAATCTTCTCTTCCTCTTCTTCGCCATTCGGTATGACGCCCTTGAGGAACTTCTCTCGGTATGTAGAACGTGATATTAAGCCCGGCTCTCGCTTGACAGCCAGTGCGCTTAACATCCTTCTATCATCTTCGCTTGGGTCTGTAGCCTCAAAGGTTACTTCAAACTGATGATGGGTAAAGTCTCTTGGTCTTACCATCCTATTAGAGTCGCCCTGCCTTGGGCCTTGCACCGACATAGATAATTCAAACCAAGCCATCAAATGGCTCAGCTTATTAAGTATTTCAGTACCCATTGAGTTTAGTGCTTTCTTGACAGGACTAATAATCTTGAGTGCCTGCCCTATAAGCATCGCCTGATGTATACCAGCATCTGCCTGACGCTCCATGAGCGCCGCAGGGATAGTACGACGTATGCTCTCATCAATGGAGCCTAAAAACTCCATCATGTGCTGATTGGGCGGTGGGGACTCTAACCATTGTGGTGGACGTTCGGGAGCATGTTTGATTACTGCGCCCGGCCCTTTTTGGAACTGTTGCGCCACTTGAGATGGGTCATCGGTAGTCAGCAGTCTAGGAAATACATGGTACTGCCACGCCGCTCGCATAGCCGTCTTAATCTCGATTTCGGCTTCTAACTCGCCTTGTATGCTGTGAAGTATCCCCACCGCTAGATGTTTAGGGTTACCGTCAGCGTTGTACCGACCCAATCCGCTGTAGCGATAGACATATGGTATTATTCCATATGGGTTAGGTTTGTCAATAATTCGCTCACCATCGACCTCGACAATGTAATCTTCCCTAGTCCAGTACTCTACCCAGTTGACTTCTCGCAAAGGATTATCAGCCAGACTCTTACTCAGCTTCTTAGCCTTCGGGTCAGTCCAGTGAGGGTATGATTCTCGGATATCTAATACTCGCCGGGTCTGGCGCTCTATCATATATGTTAGTTCGTTAGATGGTGATGGGTAGCAGTTTAGGGGGTCAACTGGTTTAACAGTAAAGTGAGACTTGTGGGACATCTCTGTCTCCCACGCCTTCTTACTAACCTTGGCTGGCTTATCCTCTAAGCTATCCTCTTTTACAACCAGTTTTATACAAGCCGCCCCACGGAGTATTAAGTCGTGTGGTGCTTGCCCCAGTGGGTCAATCATACCAGCCTGAGATATTTGAGCCAGTATATTCTGCCCCCACATCTCCAGCAGAGCCTTATGCTCTTGGTCTTTCTGCTTCGGCCCACGCTCCCGATATATTACTACTGGCTCATCTATGCGTATTTGGTCTCTAAGGTTATCAACAATTTGAGTTGCCTTAGATGACTTATGTACGGTAATGTTTTCTGGTAAGTCTATATTTAGGTAGAAGTCTTGGTTATATAGATTATCAGAGTCAATCATCTGTTCATGAGCCTGACTATAGTAATGTTCGTTTGCCGATATTAAATCGTCTAGGTTGGTTGCCACGGATTAACTCCTTCACGGTTGTGCCATAACACACTGTCATAGATACTGTCGTTGCCGCCGCCCGGCCTCAAGTAACTATTAGTTACCACAGCAGTTCTATCATCAATTCTTGTCGTACCAAACTTCTCAAGTAATCCATAAGACAGCGCTTTACACGCATGGTCATTGCGAGGTTCTGGTTTTCCATTCTTTATTCTCCAGCGCCCTATACCACCTACCGGCGCTGTACCTCCTCCCATTTCCGCAATGAGCCCTTGACACTTGGGACTAATACGCAAGCGAGGCCGACCAGTGTTAGGGTTAATAGAGAGTACCGAACGCAAGCGTTCAAGCTCGGC